TAACAGTCCTCCAAGTATTGTTTGATTCTTTCTTTCTGCTCAGTGAAAGAATCTAACTTATACTCGTTTTCTCTGTCTCTACGATTTTCTTTATATTGGGGATAAATAAGTTTGCGAGCAGATGAATTATCATCACCATCCCACATCACAACAACCTTATCAAAGTTTTGTTCGTCTATGAAACGCCTAACGGTATTAATGAAGTGCCATAGGGCACCTATATGTTTTCCGTTATGATAATAATCTTTTACTCCGTGGAATCCAATTTTTGTTAAATTGTTACCATCCACTAATAGGGTTTTAACCACTGTTTTTGTTTGTATTCGTTACTACTCTTTTTCTTCTACCTCTTTCAAATCGTAATCACCATCTGTTCCGATAATGTTTTTCCAATATTCAGAGTATTCTTTTTTGTACTTCTCAATTGAAGCCTTTTCTTCTACTGTCTCTTTACCCGCTAAAAATCCGTGAGGTGTTACAATAATTTTACCATCCTCATAACCTAATCCATTGATGTGGTTTTTCATAACGGACACTTTAGTTCTTACAGCAAATTTGATAGTTCTTTTATCTTTAGTAGCTGTAATCTTTGTTGTTCCCGCTCCTTTTTCATTTCCAAATCTAAATACTAATGAAGAGTTCAACCAAATCGCTTCACCACCCTTAGCTTTAATTTTTGGTTGTCCGAATGGATTATCCGGAAGTTCAACCCATGGTTGGTTAACAATCACCAAAGTATTCTCGTATTTAGAATCAGATTTACGACTTCCCGAGATTCTTTGATTGATACCCATACCAATTTTATCAGCTAATGCCGCCGCGTTATGTTGTTTACCACCCTTACCCTCAAAAGTCATTTTACAAGGAACTGAACCAACAGAATCCCATAAAAATAATAAACTATAATCTAATTCACCCTTTTCTTGAGCATCAAGTAAACTGTTAATGTAATCTGTTATTTGTTCAATATAACTGAAGTTATTATTAAAGATGTAGAACCCATCCCATTCTAATTCACCTGTTTCTTCATCAACTAATTCTTCACAATCAAAACCCATAAGTTTTGCGTGTTCAAACGACCACTTCTGTTCGGTAATGATGAATACAGGTAATATTTGTTTTTTCTGAGCATCAACCGCACATTTAACTAAAGCTGTGGTTTTACCTGTATCGGAATGACCCAAGAACATATTTAAATGTCCTATCGCTGGTCCCGGAATACCAACAGCATCTAAAAAGTCAGGACCTAAGTCAAAAAACCTTTGTGGTTTGTATTTTGCCGATGTTGAGAATTTGTCCTTAATAGACTTAAAATCGTGTTTTTTAATTGCCATTTTTAATTATTTTATTTAAGTAACTGATATGTTTTTCTTTTGTATCCAATAGTTCACCATCAATTGTGTTATATTTCATAAGTTCAGGATTATAAATCATTAATCTATGTAATAAATTATGGTCTTTAATATTTAACTCTATTATATCTAACCAATCTTCTCGATTATAAGACCAATGATGTAAATGAATACCTTTTATTTTAGTTAAGAAAATTTCAGTATATTTAGCCGCTAAATATTTTTCAGGATATTTTTGTCTATAGTTTTTTATATATTCTCTTTTTTTCTCTGTCGTGGGACGCTTTTCCTTATAATTTAACCTATGATATTTTTCTCTATGTCGTTCTTTTTCTTTTTTAACCCATTCGGAGTCGTTTATTAATTCGGACTCTCTTTTCCTGACATCAATCTTAGTACATTTTTTACATTTATTCAAATGTCCGTCAGTCATTTGGTTATGTTTATAAAACTCACATAAGGGTAGGTTTTGATTACATTTAAAACATTTTTTAATAACATTTTCCTCCATAATAATTTCTTTTATATATAAATATATCAAGTCTGTTAAAAAGGTAGGAAAATGTTATTTATTTACCATTTTAAAAAGGCATTTCATCATCTGCATCGTCATTCGCTTGTGGGTCAACAGGTGCAGATGTTTTACCACTACCACCAAATGATGATTCACTATCTTCAGCATTTCCATATACATAACCACCTTTTTCAGTACTCCATTTAGGACTTTCTCCTCTTGCAAGAGCTTCTAAATACTCAACAGGTTTTTTAGAATAAACATCTTCCCAAGTTAATTCGTCATTAACCCATTCATCACCAATTGCTTTAGTTTCGTGGATTGCAGATGGGTCGTCATACATAACAGTTTGAATAACCGTGTAAAACGCTCCTTTTGGGGTTTTTGCTTTAGTTAATTCCAAGATAATGTCTCTACCTTTTTCAGGGTCAGCAATATCACCTTTGTTTCTGTAGATAGGGATAATTTTGTCTAAAATACCCTCATTTTTGTAGTTATCTTTAAATCTCCAAAATTTAACACCATCAGCCTCATTATCTCTATCAATAACTTTTACAATGTAAAATTTACGAGATAAGTACTGTTTAGCTAAATCTTTATCAGAATCTCTACCGGTTGAACGCAATTCTTCATAAACCTCATTTAAAGGTGAACGCTCATTATCGTTTTTTCCTGGGTCATAAAATTTTTGGAATTTTCCGTCAACTTGGATTTCGTGATACCAAACAACTTTAAATGGTGAAGAACCGTCTTTTGTTGGTAAAATCCTTAATCGTCTTTGCCCTTGAGTTTCCTTATCTTGAAGGATTGCAGCAAAGTATTTTTTCATTCTTTCTTCTTGTGTAAATTTTGAGGTAGAAGAAGAACCTCCTTGTTTTGATTGCTCATATTGAGCCAAAACCGCGTCTAATGAATTGTTGTTTGTCGCCATAGTGTTTAAAATGTTTTAAAGTTTATAAAAGTATAAGTGTCTACGAGTGGTTTGTCAAATTGTTTTGTAAAAAAAAATGGTCCGAAGACCATTTTAATTATCTAATCTCTTTAAAAGATGTTGCTTCATCTTCAAAATTCCTAAATGTTTTTTTAATTTCATTTGGTGAATAATCCTCTACCTCATCTTGAGTTAAAATATATTCATTTTTTCCCGATTTGTCCATTTCTTCTTCTTTATCAACAAAAAAATCTGTTAATTTTTGATTAAACGGTCCCGAGTCTAGGCTTCTTAATTCCAATTTTTCTTGTGGGGTTTTTTCTCTGTATTTTTCAACTTTGGCCTCCAAGTCATTTAATTTATTCATAATACCGTCCATCTCACCAAGTTTACTTTCTAAATCCGTTAGATGACTGAATAAATTATTAAAATACTCTTCTTGTTTTTGTTCAGTATTTTTTTGAGATTTTACTAAATCGGTAATATCAATTTCTTTAGTATTACTTTCTTCTTCACCCACTTTTTCAACATCGGGGTCAGCGGCAACATCTACAGGTTGTGGTTCAACCGGCGCTGCAGGTGCTGGTGACATATTTGGGTCAATAGGTGGTACAGCATTTGGGTCCGCTGGTGGAAGAGCGTTAGGGTCTTCTTCAGGGTCTAACCCTGGTGGTGGAGGTAAAACAGCCTCTTGTTCCATAATATAATTATTGATTGAGTTATATCTCGCCAATTCCTCTAATATTTGATTATCTATTTTTTTCATTTTATTATCCGTTTAATAATTGTTTTACACCGGTTAATGTTTCAACCTGAATTTTTTTATTTGTTGTCATCGTATTATCTACTCTTTCAATTAGACCATCTTTCATTCTAATTGTATAACAATCACCTGTGTCTAAATCGCAAACTTGTTTAGAACCATTTCCCAAATCTTTTTCGGTACTTCTAGCTTTTTTCCCTAAATAGTTGTCTAATATTAATTTTGTGTCCATAATCTTTTATTTATAAATATCATTTAATTGTGAAAAATTTAATCTTTTAACTTTTATTAGTAATCGCATTATAAAGTGAAATAGATTCGCCTATCTCAGATTCAATATTTTTTAATCGTACAGAATCAGTTGATTTTATAGAATCATAAACATTTTGATTATTACTCTTAGCATTAAAGTATAAAATATAGAATTTAGCTATATCAACAGGTGTTGTTTCCCCAAAAGCACTGGATTTACCTTCAAACCTAGCAATTAACATTTTAACATGATTATTAGCACTATCAAAATAAACATAGGGTATTTGTTTAGGTGAACAATAATAGTATTTTGAACTACTAAAAAACCCTGAACTACCATCACCCCAAAATTCACTAATATCAATACCTGCGTAATTATGTTCATAAGATTCTAATCCTTGAGTTTTACTTGATTGTAAATACATTATTGCGAATATAATATATCTTAATTTAATATCGTTAGTATTTGTGTTTATTATCTGAATAATATTTTTATAGTTTATAACTGTTTTATTCGGGGTACCCACTTTATAGGTGTTATATTTTGTTGACGCCGAACAAGTCTGTTGTGCCGACGCAACCGTCGCATCATTATCTAAACCTTTATCTAAAGCCTCATTTCGTTGACTAATAATATCACCTTTTTTAACATTACTATCAGATTTTTTAGGAACTTTATCCTCTTTAATTTTGTTTACTATTGTTGTTAATAAAGTCGTTTTTAATGATTGTATGTAAGCACTTATTTTAGGTAATGACGCAATAGGTTGTCTAACCCCCTCTACAATTGTTTCAAACGAACCCGGACTTATTATGTGATTAACACTTGTAATCATATAAGGACCACTAAACATTGGAACATATCGTAAATTAAAATACATTGTGGGTTGAATCATTGCATTACCCATCATATTCACCGTACAATTATAACTTCTGGTTTTATATAAATTAAATAAAGACACATTTTGTGTTGACGCTTTTCTATTTCCGGATTGATTAGCCATTTGATTTAAAAGTTCTAATGATTCAGCAGTTGCTGTACTTCCTCTTTGGTCAACTTGAAATCCGTGGAATATGGATTGATTTTGAGTTCCAATATCAACATTAAAACCAACAACTTTATTTGACATACCCCAATCTTTTTTACCTATCTGACTTTCAACTAATGGATTATCACTTGCTCGTCTTAAATCAAAAGCATCACTTCTAAACCTATAATCAATATTATCTTTTAAATCTAATTGTTCACTTGGTTTACCACCATAAAAACAAACTAATTTTGGCGAAGAGTTTCTATAATCAACATTTAAAAATGTTCCAAACATTGTGTTGGCAAATTCTAATGAACCTTCCGCTCTTGGTTTAGGATTTTTAACAGCATCTTGCACATTATAAAAATTAACATATGATGGTAAATTCATTACTACAAAATTGTTGTCGACCAATATTGATTGAACAAACACCAACATTGACATTGTTGGCTTAATAGTCGCCAAATAATCCTTTAATTTTATAACATCCACCAATATTTTATCACCTACATCACGACTTGCTCTATCAATTAACATAATATCTTCAAATAATGTTTTTGTTTTAAAATCATTTCCTGATATCCACTTATCATTAATTGCCTTAAACGATTCCCATAGTTCAACTTTGGTTGCCGGTCCTTCTAAAACCGAATTAATTGTTTGTTGAGACGATGTCACAATTTTTGGTAATTTTGTCTGTAATTTAGGCATTAAATTATTAATAACTTTACCTTTAAATGTTTCATTAGATGTGATATATTCATCCATCAACATAGTAAATTTTGAAATATTTAAAGTGGGGTCATTTAATTTTTGAGTTGTATAAATTTTTATAATAGGTGCTAAATTCTTAATGTTATCAACATTAAAGGCAATATTTAAATCAATGAAAAAGTCAGTTATGTATGAACCATTATTACTATACATTAATTTATCAACATCAGAAAATCCAACATAAGTCTCTAAAGTTTTCCATTGTGTCGGATAAGTTGTTTTTGAATTACTTAAAGTGATTCCCCCACCACTATACGGTAAAGTATTTGGTGTGGTAAGACTATATTTCTCCCAAGTATAAGGGTCAGAAATTTGATATGTTGAAAAACTATAAAATAATTTTTTATCAAAGTTTGACGGGTTACCGTATTTAAAAACAACATCAGTATTAATAAATTTAGTTAAAATATTAGATATTGTTGTTAGTTGTTCTTGTTGTTGTTTAATAATCACATCTGTTGGTGTTGTTCCGGTAAGTTTTGTGGTTTTCATTAAACTAATCATCAACATCTGAAAATTCTTAAATGATTTTTCAGTATCAGTTTCAAATTCACCTATAGATATGTTTGACGAATTTGATAATGTATACGATGAATTATCTTCAAAATCATACATTGATTTTGAGAATTTTAAAAACTCATACTCAAATCCGTCTAATATGTTTTTCTCAAAAACTGAAAATATTTCATCAATACTACTATAATCTGTTGAACCCCCATTTATTGAGAAGTTTTGTTGATTACTTTGACCTGAAAACACTTCTTTCAAGTAATTGAGAGGACTTGGTTTTACCACCTTACTATTATCAAAATATCCATAATTAGGGGCTGTCCAAAATAACCTAGTTGAACCATTATACATTGCGGTATTACCACTAATTTCATATTTTAATTTATTGTTGGATGTAATACATTCATCTTTGGTTTGATTAATTAACGACCCTTGTGATGGTAATAGATATGTAAACTTACCATCAAAAGTATTGATAGCAACCGACCAAGGAATCACCCTTAAATTTCTGTTAAGATTTTTTTCATCAAAACCTTTACCCATATCAATGATAGCATCTTTAACATAGTTAAGAGTTACACCTGAACTAAATCCGTTTTGGATATCGGTACTTGTATACGCTGAATAAATTTCAAATCCCTGATAAAAAACATTAAAATCATTAATTAATTTAGGGTAAAAACCAGTATTAATTAATGTTGAGGTCTCAACCCCTAATGTACTATTTTTTTCTAAAACAATATCAATGTTTGAATTGTTTATAGTTAAACTATATATTTTTGTTGGGTCTTTGGTTGTTGGGTCATAATTGTCAACATATTTAAAATCAGACCAAGATGTGTTAATAATATCCACACCATTTTCCACATAATTTTTATATCTATGGTAAACAGACCCAAATTTTAGAACCCAAGCGTATGGCATTTTATGGATTGCCCCAAATTTCTTTAAAGATGCGAAAATATAATCTAAAGGTTTTTCAGCATCATTTTCATAGGTTTTATATTTTTCTTTTAAAGTCGCTATGGGTAAACTATTAATGAAAAGATATGCCGAACTCACATATGGTGTTATACTATCATTCCTAAAATTTTTCACACCTTCCTGTATTGAGTTAATAAAATACGGTGTGTTAAGCATTGACACTGTTTGGTAAGAAGTTACCAATCCATCATAATTAATGTAATTTAAATTACCTTCAGTTAATAATTGTGATTTTAACTTTCTATCATTATAAAAAGTTTTTAAATCAGGATTATTTAATACCGGCTGTTGGATATTTTTATAAGAAAAATTAGTAAATGGTCTTTTAGTATCATCATTTGTTGTATCTAAAAAATTAGATATTACTTTTTTATTTAAATTATATGTTAAGACTTTTCTAGTATCAAAAGATGATTTTGCATCTATAAGAGTTCCACCATCAGCTAATTTATTATTACACCAAGTTAAATCTGTAAATGGGTAGATATCACTAAAATCAAAAGAATTAGTGGTTGTTGAATCTGAAATATAATCAACCATAGCCTTTTCATTTGATAATGAAACTAATGGTTGTGAAATTGAATCATTCAAAATACCAGAATTAATAAATTCAAAACTTGAATTATTAACTAAATTTTTAATGTAAGATGTGTTGAAAATTCCTCGTATATAATTTTGCCAACTCTCACCAATACCATCATTTGATATGTGTCTTAAAAGTATTTCAAAATTAGAAGCATTAATACCATATTCAGTTAATTTTTTAGTAATAAAAGGATTATCAGTAGATAAACTATTAATTATATTTATACTCTCACCTTCAGACACAATATCCGAAATTTGATTAGATTCTGAAATAAAACTATTACATCTACTTAATTTTGAATAATAAGATGTTAAAAATATTCTTTCATAAATTTCATACATATATTTAATTTCTTCCTTATTACTAAAAACAACATTACTTACCGGAAACTCAATTGCCGACAATGATATTCTTTTCACATCACTTAATTCATTTGAGTTAGGTGTAGATGGTTGTGGATTCTCACTTCTTTGAACGAATCCTTTAACAAATTCCTCAACAAATTCTACTTCAGGCCATAATTCAGGTAAATACGCTTTAGTCTGATTAATAACCGTTCTATCACCAGGATATGTAATTACAAATTGTTCCTCTTTATCGGGAGTCATTGTTTCAACAATCATTTGAGGCCAAGGATATACAGGCTCTGTCGCATTATTTCCGGATGTTAAATTATCTGAACTAACACCTGTTAATATCGCCTTTTTTCTATCATTATTATCTCTAACACTCCACGCTTGAGTATGAACATCATCCATCAATCTTAAAAAGGCTTCACCATTTGCAAATACTACCGCAAGAACATTTCTAATACTAGGGACAAACCCAATACCATTATCTTTATTTTGTAATAATTCTGATAGAGCCTCGGTTAATTCATTCTCAATTTGTTCTCGATAAGCCTTTAAATCCTTACCCATTTTATCTATAAAATCCTCAAAAGTACCTGTACCTTCAAAAACAAAATAATTAGTAATTGGTGTTTGTTTTCCAGCATCTGTCTTAATCACTAAACTATTTAAAACATTGTCTATAATTAATTCAGCCTCAAATTCTTTTAATTGTACCTCCGACGGTTCAACATCTAATTTTTTTCTTTGTCTATAAGTTTCTTTAAGATTTATATCACCAGATTGTAATTTTATAGGAAAAATCTCATAAGTAATTTTATTTGGTATTTGAATTGATTTTTCAGTATTATTTATTTTATACTTCCCAAGTATTCCAAGAGTTTTATTGTTCTCTAATTTTTCTGTATAACTTGTAATATATTCTTTTAATTTATTAATTGCTTCATCTTTCTTTTTAGCCGGTGTATATTCTTTTTTAAAAGTATATACTTTAGTTTTTTCAGGATTGTCCATTACAAGAAAGTTATCAGTGTCTAAATATTTAGACCTCCAAGACTCACCATTCATAGCAAAAACATCTTTGTCGTATTCACCTAAAATTTTTGAATATTCATTTAAATCCGTTAATGGGTCTAAATTTTGTTTAGTAAAAGAATCTAAAACATTTTTAACAAAATTTTCAAGTCTATTTTGTAATTCCATTAAACTAATTTCCGGAAAATCATCAGATATCATACCTTTTGACTTGTATTCACTATACATTTCTTTTACTTTCTGAAAACCTCTTTCAACAACACTATCAGTCGTTTTAGTTGTTTTACTATCTGTTCCTGTTGAAGGTGTTACCGATTTGTTTTGAACACTAATTCTAGATTTATACATATGGGGGACAGCTAATAACGCTCCCATAGTTATTTCACTCAATATTGTGTATTTATAGGTGTAAAACACTAAATCAACAACAAAATTACCGGAATATGTATCGTATCTTGATGTAAAGTTTTGTAACATTAAAGATAATTTAACCGCTTTACCATAGTAACCTTTAATTGTTAAATTAAACATCGGGTAAGGTAAATTAAAAAACGAGGCATAAGGTGAATTATCACCACCCTCAAATAAGGCACGACCTTTAACATCTTCTAATTTAACATTGATTTGTGGTAAAAAATCTAAACCTTGTCTAATAGTTATTTGAGTAATACCCAACATTCCATTATCTGTAACACCCTTTAAAGTTTGTCTAATGTAAGTATCATCACTTTTATTAGGATTTTTTATTGATTCTAATTTTACTTGGTTTTTACCTTCACCTTTTAAACTATCTTTACCTGTCAATTCGTCAGTATAACTATTATCTAAAAAACCTTTATTACCAGGATTTAAAAAATTGATTGACGCGACAGAAATCGTTTGTATTTGGTCATTATTCGCAACACCAACAGCCAATTTAGTTCTTGGGATTACTTTACATTCTAAATTGGCATAAACAACCAAATCTTCTTGTTTAACTAACCTTTCACTAACTTTACCATTAGAGTCAATAACCTTATTTGGGTCAATAATACTAATGTTATTGTAATCAAACTCTACTAATATATTTTCACCACTATCTACCATAATAAAAGAAATAATTATCTAACTCGTTTTTATAATCTTGTAGAGAAGCTATCAAAGGAAATGGAATTGTCAAGATAGAACCATCACTAATATTCCATTCTTGACCACCGAAGATTGGATTTGCTTGTAAAATCAACCAACCAAAACTCGCGGCACCATAATATTGTTGGGATAACTTATCTAATCTAGACTGTCCAACTTTATAGATATATCTTTTATCAGTACTTTTTGATGGCAAAGTAACATAGGGAACAACACTTTGCACCCCATTATTTAAAAACCCATTATATCTATTATAATACTGTTTATTTACCATTTTTATTTAAATTTGATTTTACCATCATAGTATTTATTATCACTATCAGAATTTACACCACTATATAATGCCATAATATCTTTTTGTTGTTGAGCATCTGTTGCTGTGTCCGGAATTGTTGTATATTCAAATTTCCTTAATTTACCTTTAGGATACACAAACTGATTAACATATTTAGTGTAATCGGGAGACTCTTTTACCTTTTTAATATGTTTGGATTCTTCCAATAATTCTTTATCCACATTTTTCTTAAAAATATCACAAATTTTTTCAAATTTATTTTTTAAGTTTGATGGGTTTTTAACCGTTAACAAATCTCCTGATATAATTTTATTAATAAAATCGTTGTATTTATTTTTATTTCCAAATATTTGAGCCAACACCATAAATAGTCGTTTATCTTCAATAGATACTAAACTTGACGATATAACCCCAAATAACCCTGGTTCTTTATAATCAGAAGTTATTATTTTAACACTTTGACTTTTCAAAAATATATCAAAAGATTGTAATCTTTCACCAATTGATTTATAATCAATACTTAATTCCGCATATGTTGTTTGAGGTGACCCAGATAAACTAGCCGGATTAACTTCTGTAGTACCTTTAATATTATACACCCTAGGTTTACCATTTTCAAGTATCTTACCGTCAGTTTTAGTTATAAGTAAATTAATTTTTCTAAAATATTGAACCATACTTTCCTCTTGAGTTGTAATTTCTTGTATTTTGGTAAAAATACCATTACTAAACTCTCCTTTATAATCGTTAATATAGTTATTTAAATTTGTTTTAACTTTTTGTATAACTGAATCAGTGAAAAGATAATTAACTAATCCCATTATTAATGGATTTTTATTGGACGGGTTGTCCGCATTAATATCTGATAGTAAAGTTGCGAATAGTGTGTTAATTTTATTTTCAACACTCACATTTCCGTCTCCGCCAGGTTTACCATATATAGGAACATCTAATTTACCTCCATCAATATTAAAATGACCCAAACTGTATAATCTATCTTGAGTCATTAATTGCCACACCCCATAATTGTAAGATTTTATAATAGAATCACATTGATTAGGGATATTTGTATAATATTCTTTTGTTGCGTCTAAAACTTTATCCATAACTGTCGAATACTCGGTTTGTCCTGTCTGACCGCTAGTGATTGGTATATTTGTTAAAATATTTCCAATGGTGTTTCCACCATTATTTAAAAGACTATTATCAACATTATTTACGGTCGCCGTTGGTTGAGCATCTAATATCGCTTGTACAACTTTAGCATCTAATGCCGATGTATCTTCTGTAGCTGTAGCCCTTTCATCGTATATTTCAGTATTAGCATAATAACTAAATGATAATGCGTTTTGTAATTGTTCCACCGGTCTAGCCAATCCTTGACCACCAATAAAATCAAAACTCATCGTTACATTAGCCAACATTGGTTGTACACCAATACCTTCAGGATTTAAATCATAAAGTAATGGTTCATAAGTAAAGGCAACATTATTAGGAATTATTTTACTATTGTAAAAATCACCAATTCTTAAAACTAAAACCGGAGGTGCCCCAAAAGAGGTGTTAACCGCATCGTTATGTCTTGGTTTGTTATCTGTCCCAATAACTGGTATAGTCTCACCAGGTCTAACACATTGATTTAAGAAGGTTAAACGAGAATTTAATCCTTCAGGTGTCATAGAGTGAAACGCTGGGTTAAAATACTTAATTTTCTCTTTTATTGAGTCATACACCATTGGGGAATTTTCTTGGATAACCTCAAAATAATCACATTCTGATAATAATTGTCTAATAATTTGTTTACTAATTCCTTCTTTAATACTTTTTTGTACATCAACAACAGGTTGAGGTTTAACAGGTATTATGTTTTCAGGCACTGATGGAACCTCTTTTTTAGGTGGTTCAGGTACCGGAGTTGGGGATGGAGTTACATTAATCTCACTAATTTTCACCCTTCTACACGCCATCGCTGTTGCCGCAAAAACTTCAGAGGTTTGGTTTACCACCTTACCATTTTTATCCTTAATATTATCAGAACAATTTACTTGTTTTCCCAAACCCAATGAAGTTTTTGGTACTAAAGTTGTTTCACCCGCGCCTTGTGGTGGATTAATTATAAATGTTTTATCTTTAATAAAAGGACCTAAACAGGCTTCCCCCACAGTAAAGTTTGTTAAAAACTGAACAACCGAATCGTTTCTTCTTAAAGATAAATTAGTATTATAAGCCGGTTTAGCGAGAGCTGACGCCGAACCAACCATATTAATTGTTATTTTACCTTTTTTCTCTTTTAAAATATTATAAGCATCAATTATAAAATTACTTGTACCACCAGCAATTGTGTTAAAATTATCTATAACGACCTTATTAAAAAATTCCGTTACATTTCTATTAAAATCTCCTTCATTAAAAAGCCCATCAGCAAAATTTTGATACTTTGTAATGTTGGCAGGATTTATATATGAATTGTATGTTTGTTCATAACTTACAGAAGATGTTGTTTTTGTTGTATCTGGGTCCGGAGTATCATTTTCAAAATAAAAAGCAAATTCTTTATATTTTTCTTTAAAATTGTCTATTGATGTATCAGGCGTTATTTTAGTTTCTTTAGTTGCTAAACTACCATTTGTTCCGGCATTATCAGCAGAAATTGATTTACTAATTCCTTTAAGTTCTTCATCTGTTAAATTAGGATTACTTAACGCCTTTTGATATGTGTATAAATCTTTAGTAGGAATAGTATTAAATTTAATAGCTAATTCATATATATCATACTTGACACATCCAGCAAAAAATGAATCAATAATTGAGTTAATTCTATCTTTATTTTTCCCTTTTAATTGTTTTTTAACAATTGTGTTCATTATCGATGGATGGTCAACAATCATTTTCCAACTCAAACTACCCGTTCTAGTAGTATCTTTATATGTATAAATCGGTTCAGGTCTCCCTAAAAAAGTTTGTTTATTCCAAGCGGCAGTACTAGAATCACTAAATTTTAAATCATACGGTGGAAACCACATAACTCTACCCCCATTTGGACCTTTTTCACAAACTGGTAATTCATCATAAGTAAAACCAGGTCTACTTGATGTTCTCCAAGCCAAGTTCTCAATAGAGAACATATATTTTTTAGCATAACCCCCCTTACCATTTACATCCGGTATGATATTTGTCGAACCAGGGTTAGAAAGTGGCGCAATGTTTAAATTATAAGTGTTATCTAAAACAGAATTTGTAAATCTTCTACCTGATGTTGTAATACCATCTGTTTTTTGTAAATCAGCATAAGTATAATACGGTGTATCTTTAGTAAACACACGACAATATTCTATACCAGCATTTTCACCGGTTGTTTGATTTGTATATGAAAGAACCTGTGAACCTTTGGTAATCTCTTTATATCCATCGTGAAATACTTTACTAACTTGATTAATCGCATTACCAACATGCTTTAATCTAGCAATCCCCGAAACATTATCAGCCGAATTAACTAATCTTTGTGTTTGGTCTAATATTGAAGTGTCTTTAAAATCAATATTGGTAGATTCAGAACTACCAAAACTACTACTAATTTGATTAAACTCTGTATCTAAACTTCCACTTCCACCACCAGGTGTTGCACGAAATCCGGCGTTTGATTTGTATTTTGGTGAAGTCCAAACTAATTGTCCGTCAATACCCCCACCATCACTAGATGATTTTCCGGCTAAACCAAATTTTAAAATACCTTCGTTACCCTCAAATAAAATACCCAATTCTGAAGGTCCATAAACCGGAGATGACTCTTGTTGTCCAAAAGCGTTAACCGGAACTTTATTTGGGGGAGATGTTATTGATGAAGGTTCAGATGTTTTACTACCAACATAATAACCCCCAATTAATGTACCATTACTAGGTTTAATAAGGTCAACGGCAAGATTAACTAATCCTTGAGCAACCCCTAATAACCCACCATAGTTTTTATCATACGATGGTTGGTATCTATTATAATTTACATTTGCAAATAAGGCTGAACGCTGTCCATTACCTGTATTATTTAAAAATATTTCAGAGGGGTTTCTTCTTATATTTAAAATTGGGCCTAAAAATCCTCCTGTTAATTGATTAATTACATTTAATGCCGTTGAGGTTTGTTTGGTTTGACTATTTTCATTATTATCATCAAAATAATCCCCCGGTATTAACGAAACCGGCCAATAAGCACCAGCCAATCTTGTTGCAAAATCTGCTGCAGCAATTACAGGATTTTCCGGAACCGTAATTTTCCAATTTTTATATATTAATGGTTGTTTTCCAGATACCATCATACTAACCTCAAATGGGTCTTGTAATGATTGTAAATTTACTCTCCCAACTGTATTTTTTATAAGTTCAGTAGCTATTCTTTCTTGGAAAAGATAATTTAATTGAGACGCACCTAATTTAGCAATATACGAATCTTGAGATAATGAACCATTATCCCCGTTTGGGTTTTTAGAATATAATATATCGTATGGACTATATGATGATGACACAAAACTACTAGGGTCCCAATAAGGTAAATATAATTTACCGTTATTTTGTATATCTGTAACAATGAGCATATCATTATAACCCCCTACTGGCCCATAAGAGTTTGTTATAAAAGCAGCATCAATATAAAATTCATTAACTAAATCTAATGCCGTATCGTTTGGACTATATTCACCTTGATTTGGATTATCAGTCACTAACACTCTATTATAAGTTATTTCCGTGTTAAAACCCCCATTAGGGCCATATTCATTTAATGGGTATAATAATGAAACATACGGGGTATTAGCAATTAAATCATTAGGGGAGTCAATAACCGGAGATTGAGATAAAGTTACTTCATAATTTAAATCAGAAGTTGTAGGAGTATAAACACCCATTACACTATACGCGGCTAAATTTTTAGCCATAAGCATATTTCTAAATGATGATGATGAAGTAAAGGATAATGAACTATCTGACATTTTTTATTGTTTTATTATAAATAGACAAAATATTTATTTTTAAGCATATGAACCCTCTAACATTTGTTTTGTTCGAGACCCCGTTTTGTTTGTTGTTAAATTATTATTTGGGTCTAATTTACCAATAGAATAAATCGCCTGAATCATTTGTGGGTCTTTCAATGCCAACGATAATTGAGCCGTGTCAATATTTGGATTGTTAGAATCTATCTTAATATTTAAATTAACATTTGAATCAACCGTATGTTTAGTGTTCATTTCTGTCATTCCACCAGGTGTTGTTGAACTAACATTTCTTAATGTATTTGTTGTTGGAACATTTGATGATTGATTACCAATTACCTCTTTAACTTGGGGTATTGATTCAATCACTTTTTTTAATCTTTCACCAGAATTAACCATTAATTCTATAAAAATATTTTGAGATGTTGTTAAATTTTTCATTGATTCTTCAGCTTTATCAACAGTATCAGTAAACGCTGTTTTAGTTCCTTGTTGAATATTTTTACTTGCCGATTGTAAACTCTCTAAAACTTTAGACAATGAAGATTCACCTTTAATAAATTTGTTGAAATCCTCTAAAATACCTCCAACATTTTTATCAATCCCTTGTCTCATAGTCTTAATAGATGTTGATTCAGCACTAAGAGTTTTTTCTAATTGTTTATATAATTCTCTTGGGGCATCTAATGCCGCCTGACCAACTTTTGTTCCAGCAACGGCCATCCCAAATCTATCACGAATAGTCGCCAATGACGCTGCCATAGATTCTTGTTGGGTAAGTTGTGATTTGGCAACATCTTCAAGTGTTTTAGGTTGTTTAGATAAAGCCTCTATATCAGGTTTACTTAATTCAGCAACACTTTTTGTTACTTTTTCACCTTTTTCACCTGTAAAACTAACTTCATATTTTCCAGTACCTTTATTCATTTCCGCCATATTGGCAATCATAGTTCTTTGGTCTTCAGTTATATCTCCACCCGGAAACTTAATAGCTTTCATTTTTTCAGCTAATTCAGCACTACCTAAAGCCATTTTAGCCAATTGTCCCGCCGGTAATCCCATTGCGGATTCTATCTCCTTCATTTGACGTTTAGCTCCCGGCATAATTTCAAAGTTCCCATCTTTATTCAACCGAACAAATTGTTCACTCATTTTAGCAATTTGGTTCTGAAGCTCCGCTGGGTCATTTTGAGCCAAATCCATTAATCGAAGGGGGTCTAATAAATCACTTTGAGCAACACCCAATCTTTGCATTGACGCAGCCATTGAAATTGCCTTTTCAGGGTCAAATAGACCGTCAGCAATACTTAAAGTACTTGACATATCAATCCTTAAACTGGTTGCTTGTGCAGCCATTTTTGCCAAACCTTCAACACCATTAGCAAAATTAAATTTGTTAAGTGATGACATATTTTCAACAACTTGTTTAGAAACTGTTAAAGAATTAACCCCTAAACTATTCGCCTTTAAAACAACTTTTTCCATTTGGGAAGACGCGTCATACATAGAAAACCCCGCATCTTTAAACCCTGTCGTAATACTTTCAATACTTTGACCAGATACTTTTTGAGCGGCATATAATTTAGAATAAGATTCTGATGTAAGTATTAAATTTCTACCTAAAGTTGTTGCGGCTTTAGTTTGTATGTCAACAATATCACTAAATTGACCACCTAACGACGCAACACTAGTTGCCGCATCACCCATAGACGCTTTTATAGCAATCAAATTTTGATTACTAACACCCATAGTTGTCATAACTTGAGATGCCGCAGTATCTACCTGATGTAAAATGTCTTTAATGTTTGTCGGGTCTAAATTAGTATAAAAGGCATCACCAAGTTCTTTAATAGTTTGCTTGAATGAACCTATAATACCATCCTTATCGTCTATATCTGCCATATCAAATTGTGTTTATATATAAATACGCCAACAACAATTTTATTATTCTTGTTTTGGCGTATTGTCTTCGATTATTCTATCAATTAAATATTTTCTCATATAGGTTGGCATGATGTTAAAATCATTATATGATGTTCTAATAAATTTAGCT